ACGTTATTACATTCGTTTATGTAAAGTATATCCCTTCGCGCTCCACGAAGTTTACTCGAATCGTCTGCGGAAAAGAATTCGATAACGCTTCCATTTGCGAACTCATAACGGAGTAGCGACTTGTTAAACCTATCCTCAAAGAATCTGCCCGTCCATTTCATTATCTTTAAGAAGTCCTTTAACGCGCCACGTCTTAAATGGGGTATAGTTTCCGCAACTACGCTTATTTCAATTCCGTGTATTAATAGCGCCTTGTTAATTAGCACCGCTAAAATTGAATAAGTTTTAGAAGCCGAAGTACCGCCCTGAATAATCTTAACGCGGTTTTTTAGTCCGAGTACCTTATTCGTTGCTGTTGTCCTCTTGAACATCGGGGAATAAAGGAATTTCGATATTTGTTTGTTCGATTTGCTGAACGGGTGCGCCATAACCGCTATCCATTAATGCTTTGTATGCGTTTACGTCTCCTTCACGCGCTTTTTTAATTAGCGCCAAGGTCATTAAGTCTTCTTGCGACATCGTTTCGTTCTCGCCTGTAATTGGGTTCTTTAAGTTTTGGTTTACTTCCAACCATTGCCGCGCTATTGTGCTTCTATTCTTGCTTCCCTTTGGTCTTCCTGCGGGGTTTCCGCTTTTGCCTTTCTTGAATGGTATTAAATCTTCTTTGCTCATTCTGTTTTTATTCTGTTATTTTAATTCAACCCCATTACGTTTAATAACTAAACTCGGGTCAAGTTTTTTCATTCGGTCTATAATAACTTGGCAGTACTTCGGGTCTAATTCCATACCGAAACATTTTCTTTTTAATTGGTGCGCTGCAACCATAGTTGTACCCGAACCGCAAAATGGTTCAAGTACAATTTTTGCATTTACTAATAAATTTAAACTTTTCTCAACTAATTTTATAGGAAATGCCGCCCTATGTGATTTGTCTAAAGCCCCTGAATTATTAATATCCCAAAAATTAAATTCTGTTTTATTTAAAGTTCCAATTCTTTTTAATTCTTTACTTGTTTTAAAAACAAATATCGGTTCCCAAGTTCTTGTTAATCCTGATGGAACAGGCAATGCAGTTTTTTTCCAACATATTAATTCTTCTAAAAAATCTATTCTATTATAAATTTGTTTTATAAACTCATTTTTTGAGTTCGTGTTGTAATTAACGTTCCAAAATATAAATCCTTCTGTATTTAAAAAACATATTTCTAAAACTGATTCAGCAAATTCAATATATTCTTTACTTGTTAAATTGTCATCATAATTTTCATATAATTTTCCTTCGTTTTTAACATTAGTAAATTTTGTATTTGCGTTATATGGCGGACTTGTAAATACCATATCTGCTTTCTCCCCGTTCATTAACTTTGCCACTGAATCGCTGTCGGTTGAATCCCCACAAAGTAAACGGTGTTCGCCTATCTCGAATAAGTCGCCTAAAACTATATCCGTGTTTATTTCGTTTGGTATTTCGTAATTATCTTCTTCGGCTTCGAGTTCTTCCTGAACGCTTAAATCAATAGGCAAGTCTAATCCCCAATCCGTTAATTTATCCGTATCCCATTCATTAGCTAAAGTATCCCAATCCCATTCCCCGAAGCCTACGTTATCCTTTACTATAAATTCGTCCTTTTGCTCGCTTGTAAGGTCGTTTGCTCTAACTATCGAAACTTCGGTATGCCCTGCTTCTTTAAGTGCCTTAAAACGCATATTCCCGCCTAGTATAATGTTATTTTCGTCCACTACTATTGGGCGAAGTTCTAACATTTGCGGGAACTCTATAATCGATTTAACTAATTTCTTAAACTTTTCGTCTTTAATTAATCTTGGATTCTTTGGGTTCGGCTTAATTTCCGATATTTTAACCTTCAGTACTTCCATTTTGTTCGGCTTTATAAACTGCGTAAAGTTGATTAAGTTTGTTTACGATTTCGCGTAAGCAAGAACCGCACGAAGTTGGTTGAACGCGCTCGTGTAAAACTCGGTTATAAATCTTTAGTAACTCCCGTTGTTCGCTTGGACTTACACTACTTCTTCCACGATTGTAAAAAGTATCTAAATATGCGTATTCGTCTTCCGTTAGGCATTCGGGTTTTTTATAGCGCCAAAGTTCGTTAAGTTTTGCTTTGCGTTCATCGCAACCGCAATCCTCGCCCATTACCCATTTAGCAACCTTTGCTATTCCTGTTGCTTCTAAAATGTTTTCGACTGTATCGCCTAATCCTTCCGCTTGTTTTTTTCTTGGTCTTCCCATAACTTGTTTATTTAATTTATAATCCAAATTTTTTGAATCTTGGTTCTACTTTTATTATTTTACTTGAATCAATCTTAAAATGTTCTTGACTTAATTCGAATAAGTCTTTTCTTAAAATTTCGTTTTCCTCTTTAAGTTTTTTTATTTCTCTTTCTAATTTAGAATGTTCGTGGAAAAATTCTTTAGCTCTTATTTTTCTTAATTCGAGTTCGTTTTCAAGTATTTCTAAAATGTTTTGAAATTTCATAGCGTTATTTAATTAATTCAAAATCTTCGTTTTTGTAATCTTCGTATTCCTCCTTAAACTTATTCCTTACTTTGCTTTTGCAGTTCTTTAAGGTGTTGAAAATAGAACTGCTCGAAATCGTAGTTTCTTTTGCTATGTCTCTTATGCTTAAGTCCGTGTCTTTATAAATCGTAAATAGTTGTTTATCGTACCAATGCCAACTATCCACTTCCTCGTAAATCTTACTTAGCATTCTTGCGTAGGCTTCTTCCTTTGGTAGGTTTGTTGGTTCGTCTTTTAGCAGGGGTAAGTTATCTAAATTCACGGCTTCGCCTTTTTTCTCACTTTTAACGTGTAATAAGTAAAGATTGCGTAAAACAAAATACATAAAGCCTTTATTAACTTGCCCATTTTGAATAACGTTTTCGGGTTTGCAATATCGGTACAAACGTAGGTAAGATTCCTGTACTATATCTTCCGCGTAAAAGTCTTCCCCGAAAGTTTTTACAAGTTTAACCCATTCTTTATGGTCTTTTGCGACTACGCTTACCCATTCCATTTTGTTTAATTTGTCATCAAATATAATGTTTATATTTTAATTAAACTTACTTAAATCCTTTTTGGTGTCGGTATACGTATTCGTCTAAGGTTCGAAGCGTTTTAATGCTTACCAATGCGCCCGACAAAAAACGGTCTATTGTATATTGGTGCATCTTTAACCCTTTGGACTTTATTTCCTTTACTACTTGGTTTCGTGTTTTGGTAAGGAGTATATTTTTCAACTCCTTACGTAATGAATTGTCATCTATAAACATAATTAAAAGGGTAAATCGTCTTCGTCAATTATTTGCGTGTTTACTTGTTTGGGCGCTTCGTTGGTTCGTGGTTCGCTAAATGAACACGAAAAGTATTTCATTCCTTTGCTAGATTCTTTAAGCCATAACGCTATCTCCATTTCTTTGCCGTTTACGTTTACTTTTCCTCGGTAGTCGGGTTGATTACCTTGTTTTTTGTCATTCTTAAAAATTGCTCCCGTGTTGTTTTTTGTTTCCATTTTTTATTTAATTAAATTGATTACTATTAAGCATCCGCACCCATAACCTAAGCTTAGAGAAAAAGCCTGCATTATTCGTTCCTTCCAAGTTTTTGATTCTACCATAAACCCAATAAACGGAAGACCTAGAAACGGACCAATACAGGCAAAGAATAACATTAAGTCCGTGTTTCCCTCCGAAGTCGCTCGAATGTAAAATGTTGAACATATCTCTATTATCAAAGCACTTAAAAAAATTATTGCGTATCTCACCTATTTAAGTTTATATTGTTTTCGTTTATTATCTCGTTTACTTTATCGTAAATTTGTTGCACGATTTCGAATTGCCCTTCGGTTAGTTCTCCGTATTTCCATACCCTTCGAATTTCCTGCTGAATTTCCCAAAGCGCTAAATACATATTATTCGCGTTTACTGCGTTCTCCCATTCGTGTTGGTCCTCGGGTAAGTTAAAGGTTAGTTTTGCTTTCATCTTATTTTTATTTAGTTCGTGCAATAAATAGCACTATATTTTACACTTCTTGGTTTTTCTTATTTACTTAAATCAAATAGTGCATCTTAAAGCACTTATTGTCATATCGTTTTCATTAACAGGTTATAGTATTCTCGGCATAGTTCTACTCGTTCTTTTATTTTTTCAATTACGGCTTCATCCCTTCTAATAAACCAATACTTTACCCTTTTATGTTCGGGGATATGGTCGAAAACGTGTTTAGATTCTACATCTTTTCTTAGTTCCGTGTTTTCTTCGATTAGGTTAAATTTCCAATGCGCCCGCCTTATTTCGTCTTCTACCATTAAAGCAGGAGTATTGATTAAACAATAAGCTAAAATGCTTTCTTGTTTTCCCGTTAGCCACATATACCCTTGGAGCTGATAAAAATAGTCCTTATTAGGAACTTCCGTCTCAAACCAAGGAAACGTAGTAGCGTCCCAAGAACATTTAACATCTAATAACACTTCGTCCGTGTTTACATCGGGTGTTCCCTTAATCCAATCGTTTTCGAAAAACTCGTAATTCTTGTAAATGAATTTATAGTTTAGAACTTCGTTTACTAAGGCTATTCCGATTTCCTCTACCTCGTTACCTTTATCCGTGTAACGTGAACTAAACTCCTTTTTGATTCCGTATTTTTCTTCTAATACTAAATCGTGGACGTAGGTTTTAGCCGTTTCGGATAGCACCTCCCCCGCTTTACGGGGGGTTGCCATTATCTTACCAATTTGTGAGCATCTTACTTTCATAACAACTTAATTAAATTAGAAGTTCAAATAGTTTCTAATAATTTCATTTGCGCCTCATTTAACTGAAAAGCACTTAACAATAATTCTTTAGTGTATTTGCCCGCTGCAATGCTTTCGATTGCCTTGCCCAACCTCTTGTTATCAATGGTTGGTTTTTTTGGTTCGTCTTTTACTTGTTCGCCTGAAGCGTCCGTATCTTTGTCCGTAACCAAACCGCAAATAGAAGATAAGCAGTAACGACGAAAATAAGTACAACCGCTCCCGAATGATTGGTAAGAATTCATCCCCTTTAATTCTACTTGCGGAATTAAGGTAGTGCTTTCGATTGATTCTCCCGTTTCTACGTGAAAAAGTACGGTAACTAAGTAGTTTTCCCCATCTTTAGAATTAAGCAACTGCGTAAAGCCTAATCCGTGTTTGGCTAATAACGGGTTAATCTTTTCAAAGATAGCGGGTAAATCTGCGTAACTATACCCGAAGCCTTGTGTACCCTTGTGAATTACGGGGACTTCTTGTTGGAAGGCTGCCAATGACTTAAATAAATGTTTCATAGCGTATAAATTAAAACGTGCGTTAACCAAGTCGCACCCCTTGTTTTATTAAATTGAATAATCTAAAAATTTGTAATTATTTTTGAAATTATGTTTCATAAATTCCTTTACATCTTTTGGTGGGAAATCGTTATCAATTAATAATCTAACTAAATCCCAAGCCAGTAAAAAAGATTTTTTTTCTTTTGCTTGATTAAATAATTGAAGTGTATTCTCACTAAAATCAGTTGTTTTAATTGTTGTTTTCATAGCGTTTTCGTTTTTAATTATACACAAATGTAATACTTATTTTTTAATCTGCAATATTCCGATATAATTAATTTGTTAAAAAATGTTAAATTTTATTTATGAATTCTTGAATAGGCAACAAGATTCCTTTACTCGTATTAGAATCCCCGCCGTTTACGTCTCGTTTTGTTCCTATATATTTTCTGCAAAGTTTTTTTAATTCGTCTTTTTTTATCATTACAAAATGCGATTCACTAAGCCAATAACACCACCATTCCGCTTCGCTTGTGGCTATTCCCGAACGTTTACCCCTACTTTCGTATTCTACGAATATATTTCCCGTTTCCAAGCATTTAAAATCGCGTTTAACTTCTATTTTTTGTTGGAGTAATTCGCTTAATTGGTTTTCGTATGTTTGACCTACCATTAAATCAAACTTAAAATCGTTATTGAAATTCATTTATTTTTGATTTATAGCGTTTAATTATTTCGTTTAGTTCTTCCCGTGTCCATTTCTTTGTTTCGTAGGCTCTAGCGTGTAATTCTATTAGCCTATCCGCTCCTATTCTTTTTTGGATTCCGATTTGATAGTGTAATAGGTTTCCGTGTTTGTGTTGGTTGCAGGTAACGCATTGCCCGTGTACGTTTTCTTCGTCAAAAGTTACCGCCTTATGTCCACCCATACTGAAATAGTGTCCCGCGTCAAATTTCGCTCCTAACGGCTTTTCACAACTTACGCAAGGTTTATCCTTGTCGCGTAGTCGAATGTACTTGTTAAACGTTATTTGCGCCAATTTAAGCAATTCGGGAAGGGTTTGTAATTCGTTTTTTAGTACTTTCTTTTTTTTCTTCCATTGCTTTTCCTTTTCCGATTCTATCCAAACACGGACGCAATCCGATTCCAAACAAAATTTTTGATTAAATCGAACGGGAGTAAATTCGGCTTTGCAGTTTTTACATTTCATAACTCAAAGGTTAAAGTTTTCCGTTTATTTTACAACTCATCGGTTAACGCTTTTATTTCGTTTTTTAGTTCTTTGTTTTCGGCTTTAAGTTCTAAGCATAACCGTTCTAACCTAAACGCTGAAGAATTAGCAAACCTCAGTTCTTTTTCTAAGCCGTCAATTATTCTCCGTATTTCGTTAAGGTCTAA